AATTACGCCACCATCTGCAGGATCGCCTATTCTATTAGCGGATGTGCCTGTCACAAAGACTTTAGACGATCCTGATCCAGTTGTCGCTGAATGCGGTACACAAGAATCGCCAGGCTTGAAATTATGGGGAGAAATGGGCGATCCCGAAATAGCACATAATATACCATCTGAAAATACTTTTGATTGGGGTGGGGTGTCTATAGTGGATGTGGCATCACATAGATGACCTGTCGTTATAGTATCGCCTTTTCTGGCTGATGCAGGCATATTAGTCTCCTAGTGCCGCTAAGTTTTGTATTATTGTTGAGTATAACTTAGGGCTAGTATATACTCCTCCGGAGATACTAAACTGTATATCCGATGCACCTGTGATCGATAGTGTGAATGTGTGTGTTTCAGTTCTGGGGGAGGTACTGCCGAACGAGACTTGCGTCAATGCTTTATATGCGGGATTAGTAGCTGCCGTAACATTACTCACACCACTGAAAGTTGCGATTGATAAGTCGTCCATCAAACAAGTCCAAACCTTTGGATACCAACTGTTCAATATATCTAGTTGTGAGCCAGAGGTTGGTTTTGTTATGGTAATCATTGCGTATGTTGATGTTGTTGATATTGAGTAGTTAAATCCGACATTAGTGTTTTGAACACTGCATCCGGTTATTGTTCGAACAACAGGTGGTACCAATTTCGCTAGAGTCACTTTAAGCTGAATACTAAAATCTTGTTCCGCATACACTGGCGGAAGATTTGCGATGTTGGTCGTACCCACCGTTGGATAACCACTCGACGGGTACGCATTAGGACTTGTAGCTGTATTTGCTACTGCTTCCAGTTTTATCTCTACTGACATCTATTATAGACCTTGTCTATCTCGTTCTATTATATATGATTTTACAAGATTGCTTCTTACAATATCATTGGCTAGAAACTCAACAAAGTCGAACTCTCGCATATTGCGAATGACTTCCATGAATATCTTCAGTCCAGAAAGTTCTTTCTTGCGTTCGCTTGTGAGATCGTCTTGCTTTACATCGCCTGCAAAGATGATTCTACAGTCTTCACCAACACGAGTCATTACTGTGTGTAGTTCTTGATCGCTCATGTTCTGTACTTCGTCAACCACGATAATGCAGTCATCGAATGTAGAACCACGAAGAAAGGAAGTAGATATGAACTCTACATTGTTTCGTTGCTTGAGAATCTCGTATGCATCACCTCTACCAAATAGCTTATTACATATGTCGTAGTAAGGGGCTTCATAGACTTTCATCTTGTCTTTCTGAGAGCCAGGTAGAAATCCGATATCTCTTGTTGGAACTATTGATCGAACAATGAAGACTTTCTTGTGAGGTGTGCTAGTCTTCAGCGTTTCTTTAAGCGCAAAGTATAGTGCTAGAAATGTTTTACCAGTTCCGGCTATACCATGTAACATTAAGTTTTGACCCTCATCCCACGACTCAAAGGCTGAAGCCTGATTATCAGTCATTGGAGCAATATCACTCTTAACTGTAAATCCTGATGAAAGTTGATTATCTGTGTCTAATATTCCCTGTTGTCTTAGTACTCGTCTTTGCCTTTTAGTTAGTCTTTCTTGTTGTTGTGCAGGCATTAATAAATCCTTATCTGTCTTTTATTGTGGACCCAGGAGAAGCCTTTTTCATTTGTTTTAGTAAGTCATTAAAATTATCGTCAGTTTTCCTAATACCCAGACGAGCAGAATCGCCAAACGCAACAGCATGGATGATTTTTTTCATATGTGGGTTATCTTTATCGAACTGTTCCATCGAAGCGATGGACATATAGTGATCACTGATTTCACCAGTTTCTTCATTTTTGTATTGATATATAGGCATACTAACTTCTCCGATTTATAAAAAAATGGACAATCCTTAGATTGCCCAAACGTCACATCTAACCATAATGATATTTATACTAAATCATGCCTTTAAACAAGCATTTCATAGATTTCTTTCCAAGAATCAACTACAGGGATTGCATCGTTCTCATAGTCTAAGTTGTGTGAATGGCGCATCAATACAGACGATAATCCGAGTCTATCGCCTAACTCAGCGTTTGAAAACTTATCTTCAACCCACAAACAACCACTATCAAGATACGGAAGAAGTGCATCGTCTTTGTCAGCACCAGTATCTAAGCATTCAACTTTTTCAAAAGCAGTTGGACCGAATAAGTTTTCAAGGTTCTGTTCTCTAAGTTTGTTCGCATATCGATCAAGCGTCATGCTAGTGATACAGTGAAAGACATAACCTAGTTCTTCGTGGATTTTACGAACATACTTTACAGCATCTCGTAGGGGTGGTAGGCAACACATCGTAGCACTTTCATTGAAATGGCGAATCAACTTCTTCATCTCTGGCTTTTCCATCTCGTAACATTTAGCCATAGAATACTCTTCGTCATTCTTTACTTTGTAGCCTTTCTCTTTCATCCAGACTTTGAAGCTATGTTCCCAATCGAGCAGAACACCATCGCAGTCAACTAATATAATCTTGTCGTTCATCACATTCCTCATCATCAAAATACTCTGTATTATATCATAAAGAGTACAGTATAGTCAAGTACTATTTGAAATAGTTTTCAAGCATCTCATACTTGTCGTGATACTCAGCCATCTTTTCCAATTCAGTCTCTATGGTTTCCATGATGTCTGGGTGTTCAGCTAAACCAACATTATTATCTAACAACACATCTATATTCATTTTATGCTTGCCAGCTTGGGCTTGCATATACGCCATTGATGCATCTATTAGATCGGCTCTTCGATTTTTCATATTCAATTCCTCAATTTAGTAAGAGTCTCTATTTTTTCTCTTTTGTTTTCTAGCTTCTTTGATGTTTGCTTTACGTTTATCGTATCGCTTTGAGTCTTTTTTACTTTCAAAGTCCTCATCCATCCACTCACGAAATTTCTTACTTTTACTTTTACTCATGCTACCTTACCTTACTGTTCGCTCTTCTTTGGTCTACCACGACCACGTTTTACTGGAATGGGCTCTAAGATACCACCAGGAAATGCCTGATTAATGACTTCAGGAGATAAATCTGGATATGGCTCTTTAGCAATAGTTCGTATAACCAACTTAGCATCATCCGAATCGACACTTTCGAGCAACTGAATAAAGAGTGACTCTTTTCTCATCCTGTTCAGGTCTTTACCGTCTGGACTCTGCTCAACGAAATATGGCATCTTTCTCATTTCACGATACAACATACCATGCGATTCTTTAATATCTGATTCTTTATATGGTGGCGCAGTTTCTGGTAAATCAAAAGTCCATCTTGCGTCACACATTAAGGCGAGAATATCCCTCAATTGTTTTGAATCATTTCTTTTTAAGATTTCAACTTTCTCTTCAACTGTTTCAGCTTTTCGGGCAGTGTTGACGATCTCTGCCAGAGATAATGTAGTCATTTTAAAACTCCGTTATACATTCCATTAAATTTCTTAGTTTGTTTTTGATAAAGTAATTTAGTAACTGACTTCGGTCTTTACCATTCTCTTCATTCCAAGCTTTGAGGATCTCGTCTTTCATGCCTTGAGGCACTTCAGATAAATCGATCATAGCTTTGTTACGCATATAGTTACGTTTTACTTCATCTTGCATATTATTTATATCAGCCCACTCAGCGATGCGCTTCTGAGTTACTGGTCGTTGTCTTATACCCATAACGAAGCAGTTATCAGGAGAGAGTACATTTGGTATACCATCACCAGAGTCACCTTTGAGAATGTGTTCAGCAAGATATTTCTCTGGGTTTGCGTTAGAAATCCAACGCTTTCTAACTGGATCATACTGCTTCACATTCGCATACTTATGAAGTTGTATATAATCTTTATCACCAGATAATATTAGAATAGGCTCACCTGCATTTAGTTCTGTACCCTCTTCGTGAGTAACTACACCGATGATATCATCAGCTTCACAGGTTTCTATTTGAATAACTTTGTATGGAAAGAACTCTTTCAGTTCTTCACGAATGCTATTAAGAGCCGTGAAGATAGCGTTCCAATCTAACTCAGAACTATCTCGTGACTTCTTACGATTCGCTTTGTAGTATGGATATATCTGTCTACGCCAATAGTTCTTGTCATCACAGCAAATAACCAGTTCACCAAACTCAGCAGTAAACTTCTTACGATTTGCTCTTAACGTATTCAGTATCATATGCCTTAACATATTCACATCAATCTCAGCATTCTGATGATTACCGATCTGCATCATCATATTTGCGATCATGACTTGGTTCATATCTACCAGTATCATTATGTATCTCCTAACTTAATTTATAGTGTGTATACTATAACATAAGTTCATGGTGTTGTCAAGTTATTTTTTAGTTTTAGTTAACTCGCCATCAAATAGCGAGTATACAAATTTGTTGCTAACTAACTGTATTCCATCAAAAGACTTTACTTTCTCTTTGGTCTTCTTGGAACTATAGTCGCTACTGATTCTCTTGCTCAGGCTATCTAAACTATCCCAGTTCTTCTTTACTGTGTAGTCTATCACTCTTCAACTCCATCGAAGTATTCTTCCATATTCTCAATAAATTCGTCTAGTATTTTCTGCATAGGTTGTTCGATCTTATCCTCTGCATCTTCAAATAAAGCGTCAGAGACCTGTTGAAAAGGATACTCCTCTCCGATAGAACGATAAACAAGAGACTTCGATGCCTCTATAATAGTCATTATATCAAGCATTGATTTGGGATCTTTCTCTACGTTGATTCCCATACCTCTCAATGCCCATACAGTTTCTCTGGCATTAACTATAGCGAATATCTCAGCGACTTCCTTGTCACTTTCAAGTACAAGAGCATCAATCTCCTCGTCTCGCTTCTTTCGCTTCTCAAATGCCTTAGTGAAATCTACTATATTATCCTTCACTTATTCACCTTGAGTATGACAGTATCGGCATTGATTCGAGCATCAGTCTCACTTTGGGAGGTCTTCAATGCCTTAAGTGCTTTCAATGCTCTTAGTTTAGTCATCTTATTTACGGAGTCGATAGTCTCTTCAGGCTTGCGTAGCTTCTTCTTGAACGACAACTCTTTATCATAATTCTTGATTGTCGTGCCACTAATGATAAAGCCTTCTCTCTTATCAGTAACGAGATACTTAATGACTCTAGTCTTAGTATTAAACAGATATACTTCAGTAGCACCAACGATGAGAGCTGGACTTGTACTGGTTATCTTGTAATCAGCAGACTCTTTTTGATATATGACTTTCTCGGCTTGCTTAGTTGCAGGAGTAGCTTTCTTAGCACGAGGCTTGCGTGTTGCTTTCTTACTCAACACATACTTCTCACTATCAGTAATGAATGAGGAAACTAGCTTTAATAGCTTCTTCTGTTGCGATAGTGTCATATGGCTATAGCCTTCGACTAGATCCTCTGTCTTCTCTACGATCAGTTCACTCAACTCAGCTTCCATTTCTTTATAAGCCTTGATGATATCGTGAGCAGTTTGGGCTGCGGCATCTAGACCCTTTAAGTGAGTATACAGAGAGAAGTTCTTATCCAACGTACCGTCAAGATGGTCATCGATAAATCCTTCGATCTCGCCCATAACTCCTAGAGTCTTTTCTCTCAACAACTCAGAGGGATTCTTCTTCTTGATTACAGGAGCATCATCTTCGACATCTTCTATAGCATTCTCGATATTCGCTTTACCGAAGTCAACTATCTCATCTAACTGGTCATTAATGAAATTTGTATAAGAGTTAGGAAGAGGCGCACCCATAGTGTGTATTCTAACCAAAGAGCCAAGTGTAGAAGATGTTCTCCAGTCTTCACTTGCTTTGTATGATTTTAGATCGTTAGGTCGATTGGCTTTCACCCAGTCAACCGTCCAAGACACAAAATCTTTCTTTTGATAGAAGTACGAATAGTGGCGCATTGTCTCGAAAATTGATTTAGAGAATACATCTGGCTTGATTGAACTCCAGTCGATAGTCTCTCTACCTACGTTAGACTCTTCAGCCAGTTTAGCCTCATTGCCTCTTCTAGCTGTCCTCTTCTTAACTTTAGACATTATCTACTCCACTAATTTAAAGAATCATGATAACATATTATTTACTGATTGTCAACACGTTACTACGTTAGCTAACTCCGTTAGGTGTTAACACTTTATTGACAGACGTTACTGAATCCCACTTGAATGCTCTCCACCCATTCACCTCAATATCCCATACCGGTTGAGAAGTATCACCCACACGCATATTAGATTTTGCTTCAGTGGCGGTTCCATCAGCAACTACATCACTGTCTAATGTAGCCATCATAACTCTGGTTGAGCCATCAACTTTAGTAAAGTTTACCTCAACAATACCATCGCTTAACAAACTTAAAACATCACTTTTTCTCATTGTATTTCTCCTTCACCATAATTATTAATTATATATTCATTTATATATGTGGACAATTCTCTATGTCCACCTATATGTGTATCATTCCAAAGAATCTGCGGTATAGCGTCTTCATCAGGAAACAATTCTAGAAATCTCAACAGAGGCTCACGTTCTCTAACATCAAGATATTCATGCTCTATCTGCATTGATTCACATAACTGCTTACATTTTAAACAGTGATAGCAAGTGTTAGATCCGAATATTGTTACCATAGATTTCTCCAGATGTTGTACATTATATCAGGACTCTTCGTCTCTGTCAAGTAATAGTCCGTGATTAATAAAAGTTAATTTCTGATCATCAGACCATTCTGCTAGATAATCATTATCTCTATCAAACAATTCTAGAACAGCATCTTCTTCCATCCACTCAGTATCGAGTATAGTTTCACCTAGAGACTTTTGAGAAAACTCATCTATCTCTTCCATCAACACAGTATCATTTGCCCACTCTAACTCGACAGGCATATCTGTATTCAAACTCTGAAGTCTATCTTCTGATATCACATAACGATGTCTGAATGTGTGGACTGTTGTTACAACTGCATACTTTTTGCTCATAATATCCTCAATCTAATAGTCTACCGAAAAATCCTTTCTCACTTTTCTTTGCTTGCTCTTCAAAAGCTTCTTCTGATTCTTGATAGTAGCCTCTATAAGCGGCAATGATAGCATCTTGTTGTTGAATGAATGCTCTTAGATCAGAGTAATTCAATCCCAGATTCTCATAACCTTTATCGCTTACTGAAAAGAAGGCTAATGCGTCACCACTCTCTTGGAGTTTTTCCCACTGCTCTTCCCAGTTTTCTTCTGTGATGATTACCCACTCTACATCACGAAGATCAAGTTCATCTGCTTGTGGAAGTATCAGCTTTGGCTTTTCAATTGGTTCAGCAGATACGACAATCTGCTTTGGCATACTACTACATCCACTAATCAGTGCTATAGTTATCAAACA